GATGATTATTCTATAGATATTGAGCCATTTACCCCAGTGAAGGGGTCTGTAAGTTTTACATCTTACCAACCAGCGAGAGGGGTCGCCATAACAGCCAGCTCTTCTTCCACAGCTGAGTTAAACAAAATAATTCATGGTCATGATTGTAGTATTTCTGGAGCTAACGAGGTGGTGAGCGCTAACGTTGTGAGTAGATTGAATTATAAAAAGAGTTTTCGTAGGACTCCTGTTTATAAAATAGGGGACGCTAACGCTTCCTCGTTTTTTATTGACGGTATCGAAGCTGAGATGAGTATAAGTTCGACAGGTTTGGAAAGCTTGTTGGCGATATCTGGAAATGAGGTAGTTAATGATGTGGTTGTGGAAATGGAGAGTACTGATGGTTTAGTTATTACTCCTAACTATACAGCTACTGATGAATTTAAAATAAATATACCTAGTGGGTCTAGGGTATCTGATCAAGATTTCGGGGTTGAGGGTGGAGGTTCCGTTGTGGCAAATGCTCAGATTCAAAATGTAATTTTGTAAAAAAAAGGGTAATATAAGATAGAATGCCGAGAAGAAAAGCTGCGGATAAGATGGAGCCATTGGAAATGATGGCTGAGTTTGAAAGAACAATAAAATTTAATAAGCGCCAATTTAAATTCACCCCCAAACAAAAGAAGTTTCTAGATATCATACTTGACGAAGAGTCTAAAATCATTTTTGTTTCTGGACCTGCTGGCAGCTCCAAAACCTACATGAGTTTATATGGATTATTGCAGATGATGAAGTCTGATTTTTCAAAAGACTTAATATATGTAAGAAGCATCGCGGAAAGTGCAGATAAGGGGTTGGGTAGCTTACCCGGGGACATTGCTGAAAAGTTTGACCCATTTTTGGGTCCGTTATACGATAAAGTTGAAGAAATCGTTAGTGCTGGGGATGCAGTGTTCTTAAAACAGAAAGAAAAGATTTCTGGAGTGCCTATTAACTTTTTGAGAGGTGCGAGTTGGAATAATAAGTTAATTTTTGCCGATGAAGCGCAAAATTTCACTCTTGGGGAGCTGACCACGTTAATTACTCGTATTGGGGAGAATACAAAGATTATTATTGGGGGTGATTTCTTCCAAAGTGATATTGGAGTGGGTAAATCTGGATTTAAAGATTTATTTGCTAAATTTGACGACGATGAATCGAAAGAGAAGGGTATTCATACTTTCAGTTTTAACGAAAGTGATATTGTCCGTAGTGAAATCCTAAAATTCATCATAAAGAGGTTAGAAAGTGGCTCGAAATAGAAAAATCTCTATAAACTAGTATTATTGGATAATGAATCATATATTTTGTTTTAGTTGTGGCCATAAGATGAGCTATAATCTTTCTCCACCTAATTTTTGTGAAAAATGTGGTGCGGATCAGAAATCTGGCACAAGTAAAGCCTCATCTAATAAAGAAGCTCCAGTTGAAGTCGAAGAATCTTTGGCGGAAGACGAAACAAATGCTACAAGCGTTCCAAGACTTACTAAGCTCGATGTGGAAACTGAAAACTTCGGAGGTACGATGACTATTGGGCAAATGGCAGGTCAAAATACACCGCCCGTTCATAAAGGATCAAAAACACAAAATTTGAACGATTTACTTGAATAATGTCAGAAAAGAAGTCATATGAAGACTACACTGATTTTATTGATGAAGCTATAAGAAAGCAAAGATCCAGATGGAGGTTAGATGCTATTAAGTGGTTTGACTTTGAGGATGTAGAGCAGGTTGTAAAATCTCACGTAGCGCAGAAATGGGACATGTGGGATCAAAGTCGTCCACTAGGCCCGTGGTTGGGTCGAGTTATCACAAATAGGATGTGGAATTTGATTCGGGGCCATTATGGTTCTTATATTAAGCCTTGTTCTACTTGTATCCATGCTAGGGATGAATTATGCGCTAAAACTCAAAGTGGCAACCAAGATGATTCATGTAAAGATTATGCTAAGTGGCTCAAGAAGAAGAAGTATGGATTGGAATTAAAAACAGCTGGAAGTTTGGATGAGTATGATGATTTGGGGAATGTGAAATGTAATAACTCTTTTGATTATGATTACCATCTCGATAAGTTGGATGTTCAGATGAAAGAGAAGCTTTCTAAAAAGAAATACAAAGCATATAGAATGATATTCTTTGAAGAATCTTCTGAGCAAGAAGTTGCTACTTTCATGGGTTATAAATGCACACCGTCCAATAAGAAGCTTGGATATAGACAAGTTAAAAATCTAAAAAACCAATTTCACAAATTAGCATCAGAAATACTTAAAGGAAAGGATATAAACTAATATGGAACTCACAAAAGAACAAATAGAGTATCTAAAGCAAAATGCCGCGAAAATATTAAATCTCAACGAACTAACACAAAAATGTTTTAGGAATGACGATTTGGATGGCAGATCAAGCGAAGGTCGTGCAGTAAGGAAGTTTTTGATAGAAAATGACATAAATTACAAAACAACTAGAAGAAAACCCCCAGAAGAAATTGAATTCACCGAGCAGCAGCAAGAATTCATTATCGATCAAGCCAAAAATGGCTTATCTTCACTAGAAATAGCAAAACTGATTTTCCCAAACAAAGAAATCAGACCTTTAAGCAACGAACAGAGAAAAGTTTTACTGCATATCAGGGAAGTCAACCCTGACTACATGCCATCTCAAGATTCTGGAGCAATCAACGATTACATTTGCCCCAAAAGCCCTAGCAGAATTATAAAAAAAATAAATGACTCAACAGGGATCGGTTTGGAAGATGGAAAGCTAAACAGGCAAAAACAAATCTGTGTGCAAACACTGGGCATAAATTTATCCAATAGTAGGTTCCTAAAAATTATTAATAATTATACAAACGCTGAAGACCGAGAACTCTTTGAGCAGGAGTTTATTAGACTCACTTGGGATAAGCCTGATTTGACCGCTGACGAGATTAACCTCTATTTGAATGTCTGTAAAGAGATAATCAACTTGGAGGTCGTCTCGATGCATCTGAACAAGCTTAACGACATGTTTGATGTCGCTGACGACCAGACGGAGATCACAGTGCGTCTCGCGGAGATTATTAAGGCTAAATCTTCTGAGTATCACCAGTGCGAAACAAGAATCGAGAATCTGACCAAAAAACTCCAAGGAGACAGGTCAGAGAGAATGAAAAAGAACCAAAAAGAAAACGCCTCGTTTCTATCTATCGTTCAAATGTTCCAAGAAGAGGAAGAGAGGAAAAATATGGTTCACATGGCAGAAATGCAAAAAAAGATCATCAAAGAAGAAGCAGAACGGTTGGAGGGTATGGCAGAGTGGAAAGCAAGAGTTTTAGGTATAAGTCAAGAAGATGCAATTTGAATGTAAAGAATGCGGCGAAAGCTTTGGTAGCAGAAGAAGTTTACATGCTCATATAAAGAAGCATAAGCTTACTCTTGGGGATTATTACGTGAAGCATATGCCACGTTTTGATAAGCTAACTAATAAGCCTATAGAGTTCAAAAACGCAGACCAGTATCTATCTTCCGATTTCAATCGACAAGGGAATATGATTAGATGGTGTTCGGAAGCTCCAGAAGATGAGGTAAAGGAATATGTATTGGAAAAATTCAAAAAACGCATAGAGGACAAAGGTCTAGATAAAGCACCCTCTAGTGTATATTTAAAAACAGCGGGTTTACCGACAATGGAGATTATTAAACGTGTCTTTGGTAGCTACACGCTGTTTTGCCGTGAGCTGGGGATAGAAACAAGATATGGAGATAATTTATGTGAAGAGTTTTTTGAAGATCACAGTGATGCCACTGTCTGGATTGACACAAGAGAAAATCAGCCCTTAGAGTTTAAAAATTCTTTTGTTTGTAAACTAGACTATGGAGACTACACGCTGGAGCCTAAAAGTTATACCTTTACTCATGTAGAGAGAAAATCATTTAGTGACTTTGCTTCTACAGTAACTAATGGGTATGATAGGTTCTACAAAGAGATGGAGAGGTGTAGGCATTCTGGGTGTTATTTATTTGTGGTGATAGATACAGATTTCGAAGGCATATTCAAATTGAATAATTCTGTTTATAAAAGATTCAATATGAGCTACGTCTTCAACAAAATGAGGCAATTCGAAGTGGAATTCGGAGATTGCTGTCAATTTGTATTTAGCGGTTCAAGAAAAAGAAGCGAAGAGTTAATTCCCAAGATTCTTTGTTTAGGTAAGAAACTATGGAAAGTAGACTTACAATATTTTTGGGAAAAAGAATTAAATAAAAATGGCTTGGCAAGAAGGAAATCAGAAGCTGAACAGGAAGTTCAAGAATATCAACGAAGAGGTTCTTCAAAAAGAAGGTTATATAGACGACGAAGAGGCTAGGCTTCTTCTATATAAATTTCTAAGAGAAAACCCATCTTTTACTTCTGAATTATTTACAGGGGTAAAGTTATTCCCTTTCCAGCATATGGCTATTAAGGCTATGATGGAGAGCGACTACTTTTTAGGTATTTGGTCCCGTGGTATGAGTAAGTCATTCTCGACGGCTCTATTCGCTATTTTAGATTCTATTATGAATCAGGGTGTCCAGATTGGTATTATATCTAAATCCTTTCGACAGTCGAAGATGATCTTCAAGAAGATAGAGGATATAGTCAAAAGCCCTAAAGCGGAGTTCTTTTCTCAATGCGTGACTCGTACATCCAAGATGAATGATGAATGGTTGATGGAAATAGGCAGAAGTAAGATTATTGCCCTTCCTCTAGGCGATGGTGAGAAACTTCGTGGTTTCCGTTTCCAAAGAATGATTATTGATGAGTTATTGTTGATGCCTGAAAAAATTTACAATGAGGTTATCATGCCTTTCCTATCTGTTGTGGAGAACCCTACTGAGCGTCAAGAAATCTATGATCTTGAGACCCAGATGATTGAAAAGGGGGAGATGGAAGAAGAGGATAGAAAAAAATGGCCCAACAACAAAATCATTGGATTATCTTCGGCTTCGTATAAATTTGAATACTTGTTTAAATTATACCAGCAATACGAAAACTTAATCCTGAATGAAAACAAGCAAGATGGCGCACATAGAGTCATTATGCATTTCAGTTATGATTGCGCTCCAGAACAGCTATATGATCAAAACTTAATTAACCAATCTAAGTCCACCATGAGTCAAGCTCAGTTTGACCGAGAGTTTGGAGCTATATTCACCGATGACAGCTCTGGCTACTTCAAGGTGAGTAAGATGGCCGCTTGCACCATACCTGACGGTGAGGGGCAGTGTGTGGAGGTTATCGGTGATCCTAGCAGCAAGTACATCTTGGCATTTGACCCTTCTTGGTCTGAGAGTGAAGGTTCTGACGATTTTGCGATACTGTTGATTAAGCTTCACCCAGAGACGAGGAAAGGAACAATTGTTCATAGCTACGCTGTATCTGGCGCTAATTTACAAACACATATAAGATATATGGCTTATATATTTACGCATTTCAATATTGAGATGGTTGTAGGCGATTATAATGGTGGCGTTCAGTTTTTAAATGCTTGCAAAGAAAGCGGCATATTCAAAAAACAAAATTTAAAGATAGATACTATAGATGCGGATTTAGATAACCCTAAAGACTATAAAAAGGGTATCAGGAAATTAAAAAATCAAATTAATAAGGAATCAAGGAAGTTTGTATTCTTGAGGAAGCCTACGTCCAGCTGGATCAGAAATGCTAACGAATCTCTCCAATCCGCATTTGATCACAAGAAGATATACTTCGCGGGTTCAGCTATGGATGAGAATTATAATATGCAGAGGAAAGCTAACATCCCAATTGAAAAATTACAGTTCTTAAAAAACAAGGATGCCGAGGAAAAGAAGAAGGACGCTAAGATGATTGATTTTGTTGAACACCAAAGGGACATGATAGATTTAATCAAAGTCGAATGCGCTCTAGTTCAAGTGACAACCTCCCCACAAGGGACACAAAGTTTTGATTTGCCATACAACTTAAGAAAGCAGAGAGGGGCTGATAAAGCAAGGAAAGACTCCTATTCCGCTTTGATCTTAGCTAACTGGGGGATGAATGTATACTTTGACATGATAGAAGATAGAGGTGAGTCAGCTCAAGAAACTTTTACTCCAATGTTTATTTCTTAACTTTTAAAAGTTAGAAAGTGACTTTTGGTGTAATATAATAAAACGATGGCTAGGAAGTATACAAAAAAATCTGATTATTGGAAAAAGTTTGAGAATCGCGATTCTCTTCCTTATTTTAACGAAGCTGAAGCTTCTTATGGGCCAGAACTAGTTGGTGAGGCATTCTATACCTCTGACGCATCATATAAAAGCGTTTCGAGTGCTGCTAGGTCAAATACCGCTGGAACGTCAAGAACCTCCAGAATCAATGGCGCAGCTATTAAAACAACCATCGATAGATTCTCAAGCATTAGAAAAGGTATGCTTCCTTATGAGTATGCTAGTGATGGTGTAAATGTGCGTGAAGGTATTGAGTTATGCCAAAAAGCGTATGCTAACGTATCGATATTCAGAAACGCTATTGATATCATGTCTGAGTTCGCTAATACAGACATTTACCTTGAAGGCGGCACAAAGAAGAGTAGGGAGTTCTTCCAAGAGTTTTTTAAGAGAATAAACTTACAAAACCTCAAGGATCAGTATTTTAGAGAATATTATCGTAGCGGTAACATTTTTCTTTACCGTTTTGACGGCGAGTTTGAGGTCAAAGATTATGCGCGGCTTATGAATCAAGTCGGCGCAATTAATCCGTCTGCCAACAAGATCCCTGTTAAGTATGTCATCTTGAATCCTTTTGATATTGTATCTAAAAGAGCTACGACATTTAATGTTGGGGCTTATGAGAAAGTTCTTTCTGAGTATGAACTTTCTAGACTACAAAACCCTGTTACTGAAGAAGATCAGTTGATATTTGATTCTTTAGATCCTGAGATGAAGGAGCTTGTTGAAAAAGGCTCTTACTACACTGATGGTTTAAAGATCGAGTTAGATCCCAAACGTTTAACCTTCTCTTTCTATAAAAAACAAGATTATGAGCCATTCGCTATTCCTTTCGGCTATCCAGTCTTAGAAGATATCAATGCAAAGCTTGAGTTAAAGAAAATGGATCAAGCTATCACTCGCACTGTCGAGAACGTGATTCTTTTAATCACTATGGGCGCTGAACCAGAGAAGGGTGGTATCAATGCCAATAACATCAATGCAATGCAGCAACTCTTTAAGAATGAGAGTGTTGGGAGAGTCCTTGTATCTGACTACACCACAAAAGCTGATTTTGTTATTCCAGATTTAAATAAAGTCTTAGGGCCGACTAAATATGAAACCCTTAATGAAGATATCAAACAAGGATTGCAAAATATTGTTGTCGGTGAAGAAAAGTATAGCTCAACTCAAGTCAAAGCCCAAATCTTTATTGATAGGCTTAAAGAGGCTAGAAGTTGCTTCTTGAATGATTTCCTACAGAGAGAAATTAAAAGAATAGCCAAAGACCTTGGATTTAAGTCATACCCCACCGCTATCATGAAAGATATTGACATGCGGGATGAAACCCAGCTTATGCGTGTTTCTACAAGGCTTATGGAGCTTGGAATACTTACCCCACAACAAGGAATGGAGATGTTCCAGAATGGTAAGTTCCCAACTGCGGAAGAAATCGCCCCAGCACAACAAACATTTATCGAGCAAAGAAAAGGTGGTTTTTATAATCCTATTGTCGGTGGTGTGCCAATGATTGAGGATGAGGTTGCTACCCCAGCCTCGAAATCAAAAACTCCACAAAGTGCAGGGAGACCAGAAGGAACTGTAGATATTCCACAATCCGAAGCTAATTACTCAAGGAAAGGTCTTCAAACAACCATATATGAAATCGAAGCTTTTAGCTCTATTGCTAGAGAAAGATTCCAAAAAGAGTTGGATCAAGAAGACTTGAACCCACAGCAAGAAGACATGCTCAAGCAGCTTTGTGAAGCGATTATCTGTTCTACAGAGAAGCCTGAATGGGGACAAAGACTAGAGGCTTGTGTTGAGGACTTTGAGCTAATTCAAGATTTAAATGCACTTGATGATATTTTAGGTGTAGCTACTAAACATAATTTAGATATTTATCCATCAGCAA